ATTTGCAGTGCTTCAGAAACTAACAGGGGATAATGATCAGCAGGAATATCAGGTTGGAACTCTAGGTTCGAGTGGGGCTCACAAAATGGATCAAGGACCTTACTGGCGTACATCTCCTCCATGGCCAACTGCTCCTTGTGTGACACACCAAATGCCTGAGCAAAGGAGTCACGAGCAGCATCAGTGACATCCACAGTGCCTGTGCAACAACCCTTGGCGTTCCAGTATGTGCCACTGTGTTCAAGCCTGGCGGCGGGCCCACCAGTGCTGAGGGACCTATAAAAGGCCCCCAGAACCGGATAGCCACGAGCCCAGGCCTGCCCACACTGGGAAATGGCCTCCCTAATGGGGGCCACCTCCTTCCAAGTGCGCCCAACATGGCACACATCGGTAAACAAGCACTTCTGTATGTTACGACACATTGAGTACTGCTCCCCATTCCAAACTGGGTGTGCTTGGCAAAACTCAATATGTTCCAACACATCCACGGGCTCCTCCACCTTCATTGTGAATCCCTTCGCCAAAAACCAGTCCTTCAACCCATCAGTGAACTTGGACAGATCAGCACGCTCGAGAAAGACAACACAATCATCACCATCATTGATTAGCTTGCCAACCACTCCAATATCCTTGAGATAAGACCAAACAAGGCCGGTCATGATGAGGCAATTACCTAGTGCAGTGTTCATGTCTCCAGACATACGAGAGCCATCAACACTGTACTCGATCTTCTTCCCATCAATGAACGCGCGGCCCGAATTGCTCAACTGCTTCGACAGCAGGAACTTCAACTTCTTATCCCCAGGGTACAAGCTCTTGTAAATCGAGTGCTCCCAAGAGAGAGCATCCAGACTCACATGTTGGTCAAACCTTGATGCATCCAACCCAATGGCCACAGGATCAGAGAAAGAATGAAACTTGGATGCAATCAATTCACCACGCTGGTTGAAATTTAGGCCCTTCGCAATCGTAACCTCGCCCCACACCCTCCCAACAGCCTTGTAGAGCAGATGCTCCACTGGCTTGATGTAACACCCTAACTCCAAACAGTACTCCGGTGAGCGTGGAGAGATCAGACGGGGGGCAGGATCCGCCTTGCTCCACGAGCAAACGATCTCATCCTTGATGAAAACGTTGATCTCCCAATCTTTCCGCGCAAGCTCGCGGTCCATCATGCTTCTCGCCGCTGCCTCGTACCGTTTGCGCTTTGGCCCATTGTATAGCAAAAGGAATTCCTCATGCTCAATGGGCGCAGATTGCTTCGGGCACTTCCGCAGTACAAGATTACGGTATTCCGCAAGGCTGCCACTATAGGCGCCAGCATGTGGTTGGGGGGGTTTGGAGAATGAGCCATCAGCGGTTGGGACACGCATCAGTCTCTCCCCTAGGCCCCTCAAAAGATTCTCAGCAGAATTATTGTGGGTATAACACAAACCCACAGTCGGGACGCCAGTGTCGACAAGCACATGGCGAATTTTCTTGCCACCAGAGGTGTCACAATCAGAGATGCGAACTTCTTGGGGGATAAACCGTGGCACTGTGTCGTACCCCAAGACTCTGACGAGACGCCCCTAGCGGATTCCTTCCAGTGCCTTCCTCTCATTGTAATACTCCATCCTGGCCCTGGCTCTCACAGCCTTCCGTGACTCAGTCAACATCTTCTCCAATGTTGGTTCAAACGCCAACTCAATGGCATCATCCATGTAGTATGAAATCTCTAGCAAATCCATCCCAAGTTCCTTCCACTGGGCACAAAGCCAACGGTGGAGAGCAGCCTTGTTAATGGCGGTGGAAGCACACTCCCTGGCAAATTCGAACCTGGCCTTAGAGGCACGGGCCCATTTTGCCACAAACACGAGGTGTTGCCTCTGCTTGGCCCCAGGAACTGCCCCCACTTTCTCCTTTCTACGGGTAACTTGACGTTCCTGCAGGGAGGTGGTAATTGGGCGCTCCTTAAGGTCTGAGTGAACCAAATCATGCGAATTGAGGATGCACAGCTGATCCACCGCAGTCTCCAGGTGCCGACGCCTTTCGGCAAGCACACTGTGGACCACTTTGACCACACTGTACACAATGGATGCCCCCAGGGCAACATTGAGATTCACCAATTGCAGGACCATGCTAGACAAGGGGACTTTCAGGCAACACTGCCTCCGGTACGGAGAGCAATGTCCCTTGAGGGC